TTCGAGGTTGTACGGCGGTAAGGTAATCGAGAACGTGTGCCAAGCGATAGCTCGCTGCATAATAGGTGAACAAATGCTACGAATTAACAAGAAATACAAAGTGGTGTTGACAGTTCACGACTCAATTGTATGCTGTGTACCTGACGCAGAAGTAGCCGAAGCCCAACAGTTCGTAGAAACTTGTATGCGTTGGACACCTGATTGGGCCACAGGCCTACCCGTCGATTGTGAGAGCGGCACGGGCAAATCGTACGGAGATTGTGAATGAGAAAAGTTATATATTCTGACAAGCCGCTTACAAAGAAGCAGCTTTGCGCAAAGTTTGATCTTACCGAGGAGCAGCGGGAAGCCCGTCAAAGTTTGGGGCCAATCCAAGAGACTTGGACTGTAAAATCTCATGAAAAAGTTGACGTTGTTAAAGCGTTTAACACGATCTCTGATTGTAGAGTCTGTGATAAATATACGGATTCGGTGGGTGCGCCTCCAAGCAAAACACAAACGCCCCGTATTGAGAGCCTATGTTCCCACTGTGGGCATAAGGATGCCTACGTGTTGAAAACTGACTACACTAAAAACGGGATTACATTCACGGTTACTTTTGAGGACATGCGACCTTACAAACATCTACGCGTGGTGCATTAATATGAATAGAGACTTTGATGCCGAGTTGCGTGACGCAACAGCCGCACGACTGACCATGGCTATAAATATAGCTGAGGAGTTTAACCGCAGTCGTAGGGACAGGTACGCGGAAGGTGTTATTGCGCCGGGGCTGAGTACGGGCGATGTGTTGTTAGCTATGTTAGGAGCCTCAATCGAAGAAGCTCAAGGGCATTTTATGGAGAGGTTCCCAACAAATGATTAAGAAAGAATTTGACGCATTGTGCTACGAGCAGTTTATACTTGCTTTGGATAGTATACAGGAACATGCGCCGGAAGATTACGCCACGATAGGGCGCGACGAGTTCGCCGCAGTTGCGTATCGAGTGTTCTCGCAGGGGATGTTTATGGGTTATAACATAGGCGCGAAACAAATAGCCAATCTGCTAAAAGAAGAAGGCGTGGCCGAGGAGCATACCGTCCAATGAGTAAAGCAGCGCCATGGTCCTTCAGTAGGATCAAAGCCTTTGAGCAGTGCCCCAAGCAGTTCTATCACGAGAAGGTACTCAAGCAGTATCCGTTCAGAGAAACTGAGGCCATGCGCTACGGGACTGAGTTCCACAAGGCATGTGAGGACTACGTGGGTGAAGGTACTCCTATCCCTGCGAAGTTCGACTTCATCAAGCCGACACTGGATTCCCTGATCCGCAAGCCGGGCGAGAAGATCGTCGAGCAGAAGCTGGGCCTGACCGCTGACCTAGAACCCTGCAGTTTCTTTGCAAAAGATGTGTGGTTCCGTGGGATCGTTGACCTTGCGATCATCGACAAGGATACAGGTGTAGGTTGGATCATCGACTACAAGACAGGCAAATCGGCGAAGTATGCTGACAAAGGTCAGCTGGAGTTGATGGCGTTGACGATCTTCAAGCACTACCCCGAAGTTACCAAGCTCAATGCAGGTCTACTATTTGTAATTGCTAAGAGCCTTGTGAAGGCTGAATATGAAATAGACTTACAGCAACTTCTTTGGAGCAAATGGTTGGCAAACTATGCTAAGATGGAGAAGGCCTTTGAGGTAGATGTTTGGAACCCCAAGCCCTCTGGCCTGTGTAAACGGCACTGCCAAGTAGTTGAGTGCCCCCATAACGGAGCAAACTGATGCCATATGTAAATAAACCTCGCCCGTACAAGAAAGAGTACCAGCAGCAGAAGGCACGGGGGGAGCACGAGGCTCGCATGGAGCGGCAACGTGCACGGCGCAAGATGGATAAGACCGGCAAGGATGCCAACAAGAATGGCACAGCCGACAAGCGTGAAGGTAAGGATATCGCCCACAAGAAGGCGTTGAGTAAAGGCGGCAGCAATAAGAACGGAGTAACCGTACAGAGCCGTAAGAAGAACCGAGCAGCGGGTGGTGCTATGAGCAGCCCCAAGAAAAAACGGTAGTGACTCACTACCACGGAGAACAACATGGAAATTTTGCGGGATAAAGCAATAATGCTGCGGGTCCGTAACCCGAAGCAAATCACAACAGCTATCCCCAATAGCAAGGAGCTACCTATGAATAAGGTTGTCGTGAAGTGGGGGTTGGACGAAGTTCTATCTCTGCGTTCGTTAAACATAAATGCACCATCGCCGATTACAAAGCGGTACAGCTGGCCGGGCCAGTACAAGCCGTTCGATCACCAGAAAGACACCGCGTCTTTTATGACGCTGAACAAGAAGTCCTTCTGCTTTAACGAGCAGGGCACAGGGAAAACTGCATCGGCCATATGGGCAGCAGACTACCTGATGACCCAAGGCAAGGTTAAACGTGTGTTGGTTATCTGCCCCCTGTCGATCATGGACAGCGCGTGGCGCAATGACCTGTTCTCTTTCGCTATGCACCGCACGGTAGACGTGGCCCACGGCAGCAAAGAGAAGCGTAAGAAGATTATCAACAGTGGCGCTGAGTTCGTTATCATCAACTACGATGGCGTCGAGGTAGTCAAAGACGAGATCGCTGCAGGTGGGTTTGACCTGTTTATTGTAGATGAAGCCACTCACTACAAGAACGCACAGACAAAGCGGTGGAAGACCCTCAACAAGCTAATCAAGGAAGACGATTGGCTCTGGATGATGACGGGTACACCCGCTGCGCAAAGTCCTGTCGATGCCTACGGCCTAGCTAAGTTAGTCAACCCGCTGTCAGTGCCGAGGTTCTTTGGTGCATGGAGAGACATGGTGATGTGGAAAGTCACGCAGTTCTCATACAAGCCCAAAGAGACCGCCAAGGATACAGTGTTCAGAGCGTTACAACCGGCGATTAGGTTTACCAAAGACGAGTGCCTTGATCTGCCCGACATGGTCTACACCAAACGCTTCGTCGAAATGACCGCACAGCAGAAGAAGTATTACGAAACACTGCGCAAGCAGATGCTGATGCAAGTTGCTGGCGAGTCCGTGAGTTCGGCAAACGCCGCGATCAACATGAACAAACTACTGCAGATCAGCGCAGGTGCCGTATATACCGACGAGGGCGACTCCATAGAGTTCGACATCAAGAGCCGCTACCAAGCACTCCGAGAAACCATCGACGAGAGCAGCCAGAAAGTTCTCGTGTTCGTGCCGTTCCGGCACACGATTGATATGCTAGTCAGTAAGCTACGAGCTGACGGCATTACGTCCGAGGTGATACGAGGAGATGTTTCTGCAGCTAACCGCACAGATATATTTGCACGGTTCCAATCCGAAGCCGATCCGAAGGTACTCGTTATCCAGCCGCAGTCCGCTGCGCATGGTGTGACCCTAACTGCAGCCAACACAATCGTGTGGTGGGGACCGACTTCTTCTCTGGAGACTTACCTACAGGCCAACGCCCGTATACACCGATCGGGGCAGAAGCATAAATGTACAGTAATTCAATTGGCTGGCTCCGCTGCGGAGAAGCGTATCTATAAGATGCTGGATGATCGCATCAACATACACTCAGCTATGATAGATTTGTACAAGGAAATACTTGACTAGACACGATACGTTACCATATAAGAGTTACATAACGATAATATGGAGAACAACATGACAGTGTCAGTGGAGAAGCTGGTCAAAACGTACGCAAAGATACGTGACAAGCGTTCGGAGTTAACTGCCAAGTACAAAGAAGAGGAAGGCAAACTCCGCGAACAGCAGGACAAGGTGAAGCTCGCTTTGCTTTCGTACTGCAAAGAACATGAAGTTGACAGCGTCCGTACTGCCTCGGGCCTGTTTTACCGTACAGTTAAGCAGCGGTATTGGACGAGCGATTGGGAATCTATGCACGAGTTTATCTTGCAGCATAATCTTCCAGAGTTCTTCGAGAAGCGGCTTAACCAAACCCATGTGCGCCAGTTCATAGAAGAGAACCCTGACCTAATACCGGCAGGTCTCAACGTGGACTCGGAGTACACAATTTCTGTGAGGAAAAAATGACAGAACACGACGAGTCGCCGTATGTCAACATACACAAGGTAGCGGATTACTTTCTGGTATCCGCATCTACCATCCGCAAATGGGTAAACTCAGGGCATATCCCTGCTAGTACCTACCTAAAAGTCGGGGAAGTTTATAGGTTCCGTATCCCCGATGTAGAAGCAGCCTTGACTGCTG